GGAAAAGAAGGTTAGTCCGCCATTGTTAAATAGCGTTATGACTATGGTTAACAATAAACTCAAGCCTTTATTTTTACCAGAGCTACTTTTTATACCAGAATATAAAATAGTTAGATTACAAGAAAATGAATATATGAAGCCTCATAAAGACGATAGGTCTGCAATGAAAGAGGCAGAAGTTAAACAACAATTTAAGATTATATGCGCTTATACTTTATACCTAAGCGAATTTACTGGAGGAGAAATTACTTATCCAGAAATAGGTTATACTCATACACCTGAGCCAGGAGATCTAGTAATACACTCTGGAACTGTTCTGCATGAAGTTTTGCCAGTAAAAAGCGGAACAAGGTATACCGTTACAGGTTGGTTATTAAATAAATAAGCCATGCGTAAGGCGGATTACGCATGGCTTATTGCACATATAGTGCTACAGGGAGTAAAAACTCTACCTGCTGAATAATTATAAATTATCTTTTAAACAAAGTCAATATCTTATGTTTTATTTTAAATACTTTAAATCTTATTTTTTCTTCTAGAATGCCCTCTTTTGTTTCTTCTCTATAGTGGTCAGTCTGAAAGTAAGGACTGTGCATATGTTTTGAGAAGTGGTCTCTTGGGCTCATAATTAATATTATACAGCATCTTCAGATCTAAATGATGGAGATGGCCCAAGAAGATATCCTTCTTCATGATACTTTGACATCTTCTCAGTTTCCTCTGGACCAACTAGTTTATTTGAAATCATTAAAAGTACATCATATATCCTGTGAAGAATAATATAGTTGACCATATCTAGATTATCTTCTAGCGCTTTTGAATCATTTTCCTGCATATTTTTCCAATTGATTTTCAATATCAGCAATCATATCATCTATAGTTAGATTAGATTCTTTAAATTTTAAAGCATACTTCTTAAATTCATTAACAGCTTTCATTGCCATCGGCAGCGCTGGCATGTGCATACAAGGGATACCCATACCTACTGTTCTTACAAGGTCTTGTTCATAAGACATTATCTACCAACTTTTTTAATTTATCATATAAGGATAATCCTATATTATTCTTATATTGGCATGACAAGCAATATAAATATATTACATCATCATTACTTTGGTTAACAGAAAGAGGGCCTTGATCCAAAGGACAATTAATCCTTTCAACAAGACCCTCTTCCGCTAAAGCCAAGTATTTTGATACATACTGTATCTTCAATTACTCTTCCATCCTTTATTGATTAGGGAAGTCAGCTAACCGTTTGTCAACTGCCCCATTTTTCATGGATGACCATGAACTCCAGTTATTTCCGCCCTGGGTCATGTGATACGTTATCTCTGCGTTAATTACAGGATCAAACAAAAGTACGTTTGATCTTAGTTCGAATTTCTCTTTACGATCAATGCCGAGATTTCCCAACATATTAATCTGAAAAATTCCATAGGAACTGTCTCCAGTTTTCCTGTTACCGTTGTAAGCCATAGGTCTTCCATTTGACTCTGACTTAGCAACAGCCCAAGCCGTTTTAAGGGCTTTTCCTTCAAAGCCAACAGCCCAGAGTAATTCTTTTAACTCTTTGTCTGTAAGCATCTCAGAAGGCTTGTAAACAGCGTTGCTGTATCGTTCTAAGGTTTCTTTCTTCAGTTGTTTTTCATTTTTAGCAATTAGCAGCTTCTCTCTATGAGATTCGCCATTTGCTTCCAAAGCAAGAGATGTATCAGGCCCTGGTTGAACTCCAAATAAAAACAGTAATGCAACTGCTATTGATGTCCAACTATGAGCAACATCGCTCAATCTTTGTTTTATTTTCTCCATAGGCATTTCCTCCTCTAGAGATAACGTTCTATAATAATAACATTGATACTCTAAATATGTCAAGTTAGTCGACTAAAAAAAATATTTTAAAAGTCTTTTTTTTATAATTTTCTTTTGGTAGAATTGAGTTCTTATTAATTTAAAGGAGAGGCGGAACTAAATGTCCAGTACAATTGAGAATCCATATGAAAATTTCATTGCTTTATCTAGATATGCTAGATGGATGCCAGAAGAAAATAGAAGAGAAACTTGGAAAGAAACAGTAGATCGTTATTTTAATTTTATGTTAAATCATCTTAACGAAACCTATAATTATATTCCAGAAAATAGCTTAGTAGAAGAAATTAAAAATTCTGTATACAATAGAAACGTAATGCCTTCAATGAGAGCAGTTATGACTGCTGGTGCTGCTCTTGATAGAGATCATGTTGCAGGATACAACTGCTCATTTGTGCCAGTAGATTCACCTCGTTCATTTGATGAAACAATGTATATCTTGATGTGTGGAACAGGTGTTGGATTCTCTGTTGAATATAAGTATGTTAATAAGCTTCCTGCCGTCCCAGAATCATTTGAAAAGTCTACAACAGTAATTGTTGTTGAAGACTCAAAGACTGGTTGGGCAAAGGCTTATCGTGAACTTCTTGCAATGCTTTGGGCTGGACAAGTTCCTTCAGTTGATGTTTCTAAGTTACGTCCAGCTGGAGCAAGACTTAAGACAATGGGTGGTCGTTCTTCTGGACCACAGCCACTAATTAATCTTTTTGATTTTACAATTGCAAAGTTTAAAGGCGCAGCTGGTCGTCAACTAAAGCCAATTGAAGCACATGATATTATGTGTAAGATTGGAGAAGTGGTTGTAGTTGGAGGAGTTCGTCGTTCTGCAATGATCTCTCTTTCTAATATAAATGATATTGAGATGGCAGCAGCAAAGTCTGGTAACTGGTGGGAGAATAATACCCAACGTGCATTATCAAATAACTCAGTAGCATATTCTCGTAAACCAGAAATGGAGCAGTTTATTGCGGAATGGAAAAACTTATATGATTCAAAATCAGGTGAGCGTGGCATATACAATGTTGCAGCAGCTCAAAAACAGGCAGCAAGATGGGGACGTAGAGATCCTGAAATTCATTATGGAACCAACCCCTGCTCAGAAATTATCCTTAGACCTTATCAGTTCTGTAATTTATCCGAAGTGGTAATTCGTGAAGAGGATACAACAAGAACCGTAGCAGAAAAGGTGCGTCTGGCAACTATTTTAGGAACTTGGCAATCTACTTTAACAGACTTCAAGTATTTACGTAAAATTTGGAAAGATAATACAGAAGAAGAGCGCTTGCTAGGAGTTTCTCTAACTGGACAGTTTGGAAATAAGTTCTTTTCTGGTAAGGAAGACCTAGATAAGCTTTCAGACGCATTAGAGCGTCTTCGTGAATATGCTCGTGAAACAAATAAGGACGAGTCTGCAAAAATTGGAATCAATGAGTCTGCAGCTATTACTTGCGTTAAGCCTTCAGGAACAGTTTCGCAGCTTGTAGGAGTTTCTTCTGGAATGCATGCATGGCATTCAGATTACTATATTCGTACTGTTCGTGGCGATAAAAAAGATCCATTGTCTACATTTTTAAAAGAGGTTGGAATTCCAGTAGAGGATGATTTTATGAAGCCAAACGATACATATGTGTTTTCATTTCCAGTTAAGGCTCCTAAAGGTGCCATTACTAGAAATCAATTAACTGCAATTGATCACTTAAACACATGGCTTGTTTATCAAAGAGCATGGTGTGAGCATAAGCCATCAATTACTGTTTCTGTAAAAGAAGATGAGTGGATGGAAGTAGGAGCTTGGGTTTATAAACACTTTGATGAGGTATCAGGCATTTCTTTCTTGCCACACTCAGACCACTCTTATAAGCAGGCGCCGTATCAAGAGGTTAAAGAAGAAGAGTACTTAGAGCTATTGTCTAAAATGCCTTCAAATATTCGATGGGAAGATCTATCTTTCTACGAAACAGAAGACGGAACAAGTGGAACACAGACACTAGCGTGTACTTCCGATGGAAATTGTGAAATTGTAGACATTTCTGCTTAATAGGTATATAATAAAGATTGGGGTAAAACCCAAATTCCTGGGCACAAGGCCCAGAAATAGGAGGATCTTATGAAACAAGATCTAAACAATGATGGAAAGGTAACAATGCAAGAAAAAATTCTAGCAGCGTTGGCAAGCTATGGTCGTCACTTTCTAGGTGCAGCCATTGCTCTTTACATGACTGGCAATACAGACCCAGGAGATTTAATTAAGGGTGGAATTGCGGCAGTCTTGCCAGTAATTCTAAAAGCTCTTAATACAAATGAGCCAGCATTTGGGTTTACTAAAAAGTCGTAGTTAAGTAGTTGATTAGGATAGCTCCTATGCTAGAATAAGCATAGGAGTTTTCCTATTTTAGGAGATTTTTGCAAATGGCAGTACAAAAGAATTTCGAAGTAGATCAAAATGCTACTTTTACTTTTGAGGTTGATTATACCCAAGAGGACGAAGTAACACCCATTGATCTTACTGGCGCATCCGCTAAAATGCAGGTGCGTGATACAAAGGGCGGAAGTAAATTAGCATTTACCTTAACATCACCGTCTGGCGGAATTACTATTGACGAGCCAAATGGAAAATTGACTATTAAGATCACTCCTACTCAAACAAATAAAATGTTTTACCCAAAGTCAGCTTATGACATAATGGTGGTAGACTCCAACGGTAACAAGATAAAGTTATTAGAAGGTTTTATGACACTGAGTAGGAGTGTGACTATTTAATGGCAGATATAGTAAAAGTTGTAGAGCAAAAAAACAAAGTAATAATTTCTTCACCTGGACCACAAGGACCAAGAGGTAAAACCATCCTTAATGGAAATGGTTCACCAGCTTCAAACTTAGGTCTTGAAGGAGATTTTTATTATGATAAAGATTCTGCTGCGTTTTATGGACCAAAGCTTTCAGATGTAACATGGTCAGGTGCAACAGTTATAGAATTTGCTACAACAGAAAATGTATCTTATTCCACCTCGTGGGAACTTTCTCAAGTTGTCGGTCCAGTAAATGGTGAATACTCTATACAAATAACACATAATTTAGGATACAGTCCAAGCGTAACTATTAAATCAAGTTCTGGTGATGTTGTAGAAACAGGCATCAATTATGACTCATTAAATTCTTTAACGCTTGTAATGGCACAACCATTTTCTGGAACAGTATACCTATCATAAGGAGATAAAAAAATGGCAAGAAAATTTTTGGTAAGCGTCGACCTAAATAAAAATGAACTTCTCAATGCCAGAATTCAGAATTTAGGTAGTGCCCCATCCAGCCCAGTAACTGGTCAAATTTATTACAATACTGGAGATAATATACTTTACTTCTGGAATGGATCAGAGTGGATTCCAACTTCTGGCTCTCAAGAAGTAATTCAAGATTTAATAGGCTCTTCTATAGAGGGCGGAGTTGGGTTAACAAAAACCTACAATGACTCCACTGGAGTAACAACTTTAGATTTAGATGATACAACCGTAACTGCAGGATCTTATGGTTCTAGTACAGAAATTCCAACCTTTACAGTTGACGCACAAGGTAGACTTACTGCTGCTGGATCAACAACTATATCAACAGATTTAGATATAGCATCAGATTCTGGTACTGATACGATATCGCTTCTCTCAGAAACATTAACCGTTTCTGGTGGAGAAGGAATTGATACATCTATTTCTTCAGGAACAATTACAATTTCTGGAGAGGATGCATCAGATACAAATAAGGGTATTGCAAGCTTTAGCTCAACAGATTTCTCAGTTTCAAATGGACATGTTAGCCTAGCTAAAGACCCAGTAATCACATTGTCTGGAGATGTAGCTGGTTCTGCTACAATGACAAATCTTGGCGATGTAACTATAACAACAACAGTTCAGCCAAATTCTGTAGCACTTGGAACCGATACAACTGGTAACTATGTAGCTACTATTTCAGGAACAGCAAATGAGGTTACTGTTACTGGATCTGGCTCTGAGTCTGCCGCAGTAACAATTGGTTTGCCAGATGATGTTTCAATTACTGGTAATTTAACGGTAGGCGGAAACTTAGATGTTACTGGCTCTATCAATTCTGTCAATACAACAGAAGTAAATATTGTTGATAATAAAGTTGTATTAAATTCAAATGTGACTGGCGCACCTTCAGCAAATGCTGGTATTAAGGTTGAGCGTGGAACATCAACAGATGTCGAAATCTTATGGAATGAGACATCAGATCAATGGACATTAACAAATGATGGAACAAACTATCATGAAATTACAAGAAAGTATAAGCAAACACTTTCTACTTCTGCAACATCATATACAGTTACTCACAACTTAAATACACAAGATGTTGTAGTTCAAATTTATGAAGTTGCTTCACCATATCAGCAAGTATTTACAGATGTTGAGCATACAAGCGCAAATGTTGTAACTATAAAGT